TCTCAATCAACTATAAGCAGATTTTTACGCGGCGTACTTTATGTCAAAGAACATAAGGAGCTTTTTGGGCCAGACTTTGTCTATAAATCAAATGCTCACAAGATTAGACGCAAGCTTATGAGCAATGAGGGTCCGATCATGAGGAAAATGTATGACTCAGGATACCGCCAAAGAGAGATTGCCAAAGAATTTAACGTATCGCAAAGAACAGTCTCAAGAATCCTTAGCCAAATACATTCCAATGATGGACAATATTCCACATGGAACGAATCACCATCAAAACCCCATGGCCGCCAACTATCAACAGGTGCTACGCAAACAATCCCAGAACTCGCGGCAGGTTCCCAACGCGTGAATTAAAAGCATTCAAGGATGAGTGCAAACTATTTGCTATAAGAAACCGCAAAACCCTATTCGAAATATCCAAAACATGCTCCAAATGGATTGAAGACGGTAATTGGATTGAAGTCTCAATGTATCTAATCATGCCAAATCATGCCATCTACACAAAGAAAAACACTGTTAAGAAACTAGACGCCACTAATAGAATCAAGGTCACTCACGACATGCTTGCTGAAATGATAGGCATTGATGACTGCTACTTCTCAAGCGGACCTGTGGAAAAGGTTGTTAATAATGTGGACACTGACCGCTATGTTCAGATTATTTTAAAGCCGTCCAATATAAAAACAGTAACCCAACTTGACATATAACTTCCTTAAACATCAAATGACCATACGATGAAAAAACTAACACGCGATGATTTGCATAATATTATTGAATATCCTTCTGAAAAAGAATCATCCATTAAGACAGCTCTTGGAATCATCATTTTGACTTCAACTGTCATTATGGTGATCTTCACTCGTTGCGAAGTATTGAGGCGCTTACATAAAAGAGAAGTAGAAATGAAGAAATACGTCAAGGATTATCCAAATAATAAAAAGCTAACGTGGGAAGATCAGATTAAGGAGGTCAAAAAAAACAATGAAAATTGAGGTCAAAGAAATAAAATTAGGGGATAAGCTTTCAAAAGAAGATTTGATTCCATTTGAAGAAAGATTCTTTAAATCCATGACAGAAAGGAAGAGAATGGAAACTCTTAACATCAACAAACTTAAAGAAGCTGCTGTAAAAGAAGCACTCGTTAAAACTCAAGGCTGTGTCACATACGCATCCGAACTTCTAGGCATCACTCGCGCATCCGTTTATAAACTAGCCAAGGATTATCAAATCAATATAGATGAGATGAGGCCCGCTAAAATTGCTAAATAAATCCAAACAGGATAAAATTTAGACATGGCTAAAAAGAAAGCGGTTAAAAAACAAACAAAAAAAAGGCCCCTCAAAAGGGGTCACTATGCTGTTGAAGATATAGATCAGATTGAGGAAACCCTCTGCAAGATTCTATATAAAGGCGCATACATAGAAACAGCCTGCGCTATAGCCGGAATACACAAAGACACCTTCTACAGATGGATGGATGAGGGAGCCAAAGACAAAGCCGCAGGCCATCAATCACGCAAAGCAGCATTCTCCGACGCTATACAGCGTGCCGATGCTGAAGGGGAGTTATACCTGGTCAATCACATGCATATTGCAGCTGAGAAGAATTGGAATGCAGCAGCACACATGTTGGCTGTGAAAAAGCCTAAGAGATGGGGTAAGAAGCAAATCCTTAGAGTTGAAGATGAGGAAACCAAGGACAGCTCATTTAAGGATGAGAACCTGAACGATATCTTGGCTAAAAAGATTGCAGAACATGAAGACGACAATGGTCGCTGGGACTGAGCGCTTTTATGATTGGCGCTGGAGACTCCAGAACCTTTATAAGATAGTCGACAAACAAGGCCGACTTACAAACCTTAGAGAAAACTCAATACAGCGCGCTATAAATGATGACCGCGCTAAACGAAAGATGATCTTAAAATATCGTCAGGGCGGGGTTACAACCAATGAAGTGCTGAAGCAATCTGATTTCGTATTCTTTGGTCAAAACAAAACTGCATGCATATTGGCTCATGATCAAAAGACTATTGAGAAGATATTCCGCATCCCGAAGTTAGCCTTTGATCGGATGGACCCTCAACTTCAGCCCATTATAGATCGCGGAGGGGGCTCTAAATATGAGATGCGCTTTCCAGAGATTAATACATCCATATATTGTGCTCTTGAGGTTCGCGGTGGCACGACTCATTGGTTGCACATATCTGAGGCAGCCTTTGCTGACCCCGCAAGAATTAAGGCCAGCCTAGAATCTGTACCCATAGACGGTATCGTTACCTTTGAATCTACAGCCAACGGAATGGGCAATTATTTTCATAAACGATGGATAGAAGATGATCCAAGGCTCAAAAAGTTATTCTTTCCATGGTTCATTCATAATGAATATCAGCTCCCCACTAATGATAAGGTGGTCAAAACAAATGAAGAAAAAGAATTCATAGCCACGGTCAAAAAACATTGGAATATCAAAATAAGTGACGCTCAAATCTTATTCAGACGAACTAAGAAGAATGATCTTAAAGAACTATATTCGCAAGAATACCCAGAAGATGAGGCGTCTTGTTTTCTTACATCAGGCAATTGTCCAGTTGATCAAGTCCAAGTTTCTAACATGCTTAAAAACCTACCAGAGCCCACGCTTAAAGATGATTGGTTTGAAATATACGAACCATACATAGACGGCGAGAGATATGTCATAGGATGTGACACGGCTGAAGGTGTAAGGTCTGATTATAGCGTGGCGAGTGTATTTAAAGTAAGCACGTTTGAGCAGGTGGCTCAACTAAGGGCTAATACTTGGAAACCTAAAGAGTTTGCAGAGCATATTCAGTGGATGGCAAGTAAATATACAAAAGGGGGCCGTCCGTGGCCCCGCGTGGCTGTTGAACGCAACAACCATGGCCATGCCGTTATTCTACAACTAGAGTCTGATAATTACCCGAACTTATTTAAGCACACTGATGATAAGGTGGGCTGGATGACTAATAAAATAACAAGGCCATTGATGATTGATACTTTCATTGAGGGCTTAGATAGTAGTACCATTAAAATTAAATCTCATTGGACGCTCAATGAATGCCTGACATTGGTTGACAACAATGGGAAGATCGAAGCAGTTGAAGGGGAGCACGACGATTGTGTAATTGCTGATAGCATTGCAATACAGTGTGCAATTAAAGAAGCGCCTAGTGATCTTTATGATAAACTAGAAAGCAAGATTCTTTTGTAGGGGAGCTAAATGGCATTAAACAGGGATAAAGAAGAGGCTTTCCCCCAATCCGAAGACAGTAAGAATTTAGTTAAAGATCTTTATTTTGGAACAGCCGAAAAAACACAAGAGCAAAGCCCGTGGGTTCCAGCAAGCTATCACAAGCCATACAATCCTGATGACCTTTGGCAAAAAACAGGCGACTATTCCATATACGAAGAAATGGAACAAGACGATCAAGTGTCTGTGGCCATGCAATTAAAGTATGACCTTATTTTGGGGTCTGGCTGGGACATCATGACTGAAGATGAGGGCCAAGAAGAAATGGGCGACTCTCTTTTTGTTTCATTGTCTGAGGACCCTTGTTTGCCGCTTGAAGATCAATTAGAAGACATGATCTCAAGCACCTATGCCAAAGGATTTAGCTTATCTGAAAAGATCTTTCAAAAGAAAGGCAACGAGCTTACCTTTAAGGCTCTTAAAACCAGACACCCAAACTCATGGCTAATCTATACAGATAAGTATGGGAATGTGGATAAATACGAGCAACAAGTTGAATCCCCAACACCAATAAATCCTAAATCCTTAATCCATTACATCAACAAACCACGTTACCAAAACCCTTATGGCCGTAGTGACTTAAGAAACGCTCATGATGCATGGTTTGTTAAGCGACATTTGGTAAGGTTCTTTTCTATCTTTGCTGAGAAGTTTGCCTCACCAATTCCTGTGGCCAAGTATGATGGCAATGTGCCTCAAGATAAGGTCACTGAGATGTTTAACATTATTAAGAAGTTCCAACAAAAGACAGCCCTTGTGCTGCCAAAGGCTTTTGAGATTGATTTCTTACAGCACGCCTCAAAAGGTGAGGTCTATGTTGATGGAATTAACCTTTTTAACATGTTCATTGGTCGTGCTTTATTTGTACCTGATCTAATGGGCATGAGTGGATCTGAAACTGCCGGCGGGTCATTTTCTCTTGGCCAAGAGCAGATCAATATCTTCTTTAAGCATATTGAGCGCCGACGCAGAACCCTAGAGGCCATTGTTAACTATCACATTATTAAACCAATGGTGATTTGGAACTATGGGTTTCAAGAGAACTTTCCTAAGTTCAAGCTAAAGCCTATTAGTGAGGAAAACACACAAGAATATGCCAGATCATTTATTGAGGCTATGAAAGGCAATCTCTATAAGCCCAATGATGAGGAAATAAATCATTTTAGAAGCCTTATTAAATTCCCAGAGGGCGAAGTGGAAATGCCAGAAGCTAGGCCAGCTGGTCAGATGCCCTTTGCCCCTAAAGGTGTGGATAACCCTGTTGATAAAGTGGATAACCCAGAAATGGAAAAGGCTGCTGAAAAGGAAGTAGAAGAATCAGAAAAAAAGGAATTTGGAGCATTTAAAAAGACCATTGGTGACTATGCTGATAAGGTCAACTTTAAAGCCATTGAAGCTCAGATGGACACTATGGAAAATCAGATCATTGTTGAGATGCGACCTATAGTGGATGACATCTACAATGATCTCTACGACCAGATCGAAAAGAAAAAGATCTTAGAAAAGCGGGACATCAAGCGGGCTGAGAGTATTAAGCTTAAAAAACTTAAGCAAATGCAGCTAGTACTTAAAAAACACTTTAGAGAGTCCTATAAATCACACCAATCTCTAGCCAGTGATGAGCTATTTAAACGACAGTTTGACGCCCCACTTCCTAACGATGAATTTCTAAGCTTTATTGATGATGAGACTTTTAAATACATTGGCGATTGGGAATACAGAGTAACAAGAGAAGCTGAGCAGGCTATGATTCAAGCCATTAAGGATGGTAAGCCTTTATCCTCAGTGATTGATGTTTTGGACACTAAATCTAAGCAAAACAGCATGACTAGTGTTGAGCGCTATTCCAGAACTAAGGGCACAGAGATTGCCAATAGAGCTAGGGTGGATTTCTTTGATAAATCTAAGGTCGTAGCGGCATATCAATATAGTGCCATCTTGGATGGTCGAACGACTGAGATTTGCAGGGGTTTACATGGCAAGATCTTTAAGTCTGGTAACCAACCAATCCCGCCACTGCACTTTAATTGCCGATCTGTGGTCTTGCCGATCACAATCTTTGAGGAATACAAAGAGGACACCAAGGTGGGGCGAACTGATATTGATGCCTTTATTGAAAAGAATAAGGGCGAGGGATTCTCTAAACAATAGGAGCCAAGGATGGATAAGAATCTAATGGATTATTTCGTTGAACGTACAGATGAGAGATTCGATAAATTAGAGAGTAAAATAGACAGATTGCTTGAGTTTAAGTGGCAAATAATCGGCGGAGCTACGGCGCTGAGCGCCTTTGTTGGAATTGCAATACAGTTATTTTTCAAACTAAAGGGATGATTGTATGCCTGGACGATGGTCACACATTAAAGCCTTTTTAACGAAAACAATTGATACTCTTGATTCAAATATAGAGTCATTTATAACAGCGACAGAAAATGCAGGCTCAACTAAGCGTGGACTTGATGTAAATACAATCAACCCAGTTACGACTTATGTAACTGATGCAAGCACTGGCTCAAAAATGACTGTTAATTCCGAAGGTCGTGGGGATGTTGTTCAGCATGCACATCCAGACAATGGAATGATTAATTTTACCAGCGCAGACTTAACAGCATCACAGGATTTCATACTGATTGATATTAGCGATACGACAAATTACCCCCACGTTGGTACAAGTTATGCTCACATAGAGTGGGCGAATGTTCAGGTAGATTCTGACAATAATGGTGACTATAATTTATCCATTGGCTATCTAGAAAATGTGGACGCAACTGATGGTGATTATAGAGAGATATGGAGTATCACTAGATCAAAACAAATTGGGAATAATTTTTCGGGACACTTCCCCTTGTATCCAAATGGGCCAAAATGCACGAATGGATTTGTTGCCACATCGATTAAATCAGACAATGACACCAACTTTCAGACTGATGTGAATCTTGCATCAACATTAGATCCAACAACGGCAGACACGCCTAGTGGTGATGGTGATCTTGTTTTGCGTGTTACGAGAAACGCAGGAACAATTAAAGTTCTCATTCAAATTGGATATCACAGTCATTAAGGAGCTTAAGTATGCCCATTAAAGAATGTAGCATAGAAAATAAACCTGGTTTTAAATGGGGAGATGCGGGAAAATGTTATCCATACGAGCCCGGCAATGAAGAAAGCAAAAAGTCTGCAAGAAAAAAAGCCTTAGCTCAAGGCATAGCAATAGGAGACATAGACGTGGATCAAAAAAACTTTCAAATGGACTTCTTATCTGAAAATGATACTGAGATCATTCGGAACATATTGCCTTCAGATCATTTTGTGCCTGATAGCTTTGAGATCATTCCATTTCCAATGAATATGAAGGTTATTGTTGGTCAGCTAAAGGATGAACACATGGCTCAGCAGATGATCAATCCTGGAAAAAAATCAGTTCAAGGAGTTAAGTTTGGTAAGCCTGATTGGACCATTGAAGAAGCTCTTGAATGGCTGCAAGAAAACCAAAGATACTTTTCAAGCCTAGATAAATTAGAAAAACGTGTTTACAATAAAGACATGAAATCAATTGACGGTGTTCAAATATTTGCTGCCGGCACATGGAACGGCGATACTTATACGGTAGATGATCTTAACGAGATGGTTAAGGCGTTTGAGGAAAACTCTACTGGCGTACGTCCATATTTAAAACTTGGACACGATGATGGTCAAAAACTTTTACAGAAAGACGGTTATCCTGCCGCTGGGTGGATCGATAAGATCTATGTAAAGGGCGAA